GTCTTGGGGTTGACCAGGGAATTAGTCTTTGGGCACGTGTTGATATCGTAATCACCAGATCCAAGAATCTTAGATAAACGTGCCCCAGCCAATCTCCCCAAATTCCGCCCCCATTTCTCATTACCAAGGTAAGTACCGGCATGGCCTCCTACAGCCCCGCCACCTCCGACCAACAAGGACTTCAATGCAGTCTTAGCCACGGCCTTCATTTCCTTCTTCAGCCCATCCATGTTGTAAGCGCCGTTGCCTTTGATTTTGTTCCCACCGTTCTTGAGTCGAGGTTTGCTCCCGATCGGCTTCATCTTCTTCTTACCACCTCCCAAACCACATCCTCGGATTCGGAGTGTGCCTTCGTTGTCGTTGACGCGCAAGGTATAAGCTTCGTTCAACGGGCGGCCACTAAAAGACGCTACACTCCCGTGCTTAGCGACTAGTATACTCCCTGCGGCCACTTCAAAGACACGTTTACCATCTTCAGTATCGACGTATACTTGGATTTTGGGTAACACCATGACGCCAAAACATTCGGGTTCTATAACATCGATAAAATCCGTGAACTTCTTGCCATCACTCACTGCACGCCGCAACGTTTTCCTCGCGGCTTTCCCAGGCACCCTTCCGAAAAGAACTTTAACCGGCAAAATCGGACCAGCAACGACTTCGTTGTTCACGTCGTCGTTTATGTCGATTTCATCCCAAACACATTCAGAAAAATCGACCTGTTTTATAATGGGTACGACGTCCGGTTCTGCTACGACCAATTCTTCCTTGATCTTCTTGGGAGGGTTCCGATCCTCAGGGGAACGCCAAATGCCGGCGCGCAAACGATATTGTTCTTTATCGTCTTGTGTCACTCCAACTGGTTCGAAGGCGTGTTTCGGGTCGAAACGGTTCCATTCGGATTCGCTGAAATCCAATTTGCGGAAGGCGATTAACACGTCTTCTTCCGTTATTGGCAACACAGAATGTCTGGCCGGGTGTTTGCCGCCAGGGGCGCGTGTGGCTGATTTGGCTCTTTCCATCCGTCCTGCTAAATCAACCAGCCGTTTCTTTGAGAACAAAATCTCATACATAACGGCCAATTTTTCGAACGTGGTGTTAGTACTTGGATTATTGGCTCCTGCGTCCACCAAATACAATAACATGCCATGTTCCCGGGGGTTCAATCCTAACCTACCACCGGAATAAGGGGCTCTCTTCTTACCGGGAGCCCCGGGTTTGCCTTTTCGAGACTGCAAAGCGTCGTACTTAAACTTACGAATGGCTTTAGCAGTCTCAGCGATCTCGTCCAACTCCGTCTGGACTAAATCACGTGCGCGGCGGTCTTTACGCGCACGGCCGTTATCCTTACCCCTCCCATTTTTC